AAAATACGTCCGACGTGTCGATGTCGGCTGCCGCCAATTCGTCTCCGGCGCTGTTCACCATCAGGATCGTGTTGTAGATACTGGTTCCGGAAAATTTCTCCAGGGCCTTTACAAAAGCGATATCGCCGTTGGTTTGGTTGTAAACGATATGGCCGGACGACACCTGGCAGGCCATGAAGTCGACATCCTTGTCCGTGCAGCGGGTGGCGTTGTTCGTGTCGCCATCGTGCACACAGGGCCCGACGATCAGGTCCGTAGCTTCCCACGCCATAATGTTGAGAAGCTTGTCGCTTTCCAGCCCCGCCCAGTCGGAATGGATCTTAATTCCGTTGGCTTTCCAGAACTCGTATGCCGCGACAACTGCGGGGTCGGCGCTCAGGGTGTCGGGCTTCCCGGTGAACCTACAAAGGGAGATCCCCTTGTCCGTCCTGAGTGCTCGGTCCCCTGCAGCGACCCTCTCCAGCCCTGCGTCCATGACCATGCCCAGCATCCAGACATTCTCCTGGCCGTCGTTTTGGTTGGTGATAATAACCTTGCCCGGAATAAATCCCAGGTGAATGTAAAGGTCCTGACTGTCCATCATCGGTACGTTTATGCATCTGAATCTCATTTTTTAATCCTCCCCGGCCTCGGGTTTATAGACGTACCCGGGCCGGCTTCTATGGGTTAGGTAGTTTGGTTATGCTGTTACTCCAACTTCTGCCCGAATGAGAAAATCATCGTTCAGGATTTTGGCGGTAATGGCCGTGATCCAGCCAGACGTTCCGCGTTGGTTGAGGGGATCGTCGCCGGCACCGAACTTCTTGACGATATTTGCGATGTTTCGTTTTCCCAGCGGGGTGATCCCATAGGCGTTTTTCGCAAACACCAGCATGGCGTAAACATCGATATTCGTGCTGTCGATTGCTTTAAGCCCGGTGGATCCGACCGCAACTCCGGTAGAGGTCCAGATCTTCGCATTGGTTGTGAGCAAGAACCTGAGATTTTTCACTGTCCCGATCTCCTCAGGCATCATGTCTTTTTGGCTTGCATACTCCTCGGTGCTCTTGAATCCAGACAGCCCCTCGATGTCCTGACGGCAATCGGTATGGCAAATAACGGGATAGCAGGGCCGGATCGGGTAGGTGTTGATCTTGGCTCCGCCATAGATCGCAGAATTGATTTTTTTTGCGTTGTTTCCTTCGAGCGTGCGGATGATGCTATCAACGTCGTTGTCGTCGATCGCGGTCGCAACAGCCCCGCGGGAACCTACACCGTTGGCGCGCCTGACCGATGTGCCCGCAACCAGCGCTGCACGGATGATCTGGTCGACCGTGTCCCCCGCCTGTTCTCCCAGGACCTCGCCAGCCTCTATAAGGCTAGCGTCCAAGCCCACCATGGAAAACCATTTTGTGAGAGTGCCATAGTCTCCGTATTCTTTTAGGTCCGCAACGATCTCGGTGCTTGAGAATTTCTTGCCGGTTGGGGTAACGCCTTCGACCAGCGGCGTAGTAGCGGCCGCGAATGCGCCCCATCGCCGGAAAGTAATTTTTGTCCCTTTGTTTTTTGGAAGCGGCCGAACCTGGCCAAAACGATCATGGACCAGTAACGGTACCGCTCGCTCTAAAAGGTTTCTGTCGTAAAACCCGGATATGTTGACGGGTATATCTGATGTGGTTGTTAGTAATCCCATGGTTAAATCTCCTTATATGAGAGATCAATAGCCCTTCACGGTTGCGAGCTTCTCCTGGAACTCCTTGTTAGACAGATCCCAGACATGAGCGTCTTGATCTGTCGAGCGATCCGGGGTTCCCCCTCCAGGCTTCATCCGGAAAGAAGGATCGCCCGGCGGAGTGGGGCTCGCAGCTGGAGCAGGTGCAGGCGGTGTCGCATCGCCAGTCACCAGCTTAGCCTTGACCTCGTCGTAAAATTTTTCAAATTCAAGATAAGAGCCCTCTATTTCCTCAGAGCGCTCTACGGTTAATTGCCTTCTTGCTTCCTGCAAATGGGGCACCACCTCTTTGAAGTGCTTCGGGTCGTGGTTGAAAAGGAGTGTCGCGAGGCCCTGCGGATCCCGAGCGACCAATGGATCAGGGTCGGTTCTCTGTTCGGGTTTTGGCTTAGCTGCGCTGAGAGCGTCAAAATTGTCCCTAAACCACTCCTCGGTTGACTCGTACTCAGTCAGAGACTTGAGCTTCTTCGATTCCGGCGGGGGTGTCTTTTCGTCGGACCTCTGGGAATCGATAGTTGCACCGACAGCATGGTCGTGAACCAGCCTGGCAATCTTAGGGTCAGAAGTGATCAGCTGGACCAATCGGCCGTGAGGGCCGATCTTCTTGTCGTAGTCAAAACCCTTCTGAGCGAGCTCCAAGTACTTCTCTTTTGTGACCTTATAAACTACCCCGTTGTGCTTAATCTCAACCAGCCCGGCGTCTTCCGTCGGCGCTTTGCCCTCAGGCTTCTTGTCATCAGGTTTCTTGCCATCGGGCTTGGCTTCATCGGCAGGCGGCGGCGCTTTGGTTGCCCCGTCTTCGCCCCCTGGAGCCGGGTCTTCCTTCTTGTCTTTCTTGTCCCCCTCCGCCGGCGTGGCTTTTGCTTCTATTTTTTCGGCGTCTCCCCCGAGCTTGTCGGCATCGCTATCGATATTGTCGTCTTCTGGGGGTCCGGCCGGAGCGTTGTCAATCTCCTTCCGGAAATCCTCGTCGGACAGCTCAAAAGCGTCCTTTGCGGGTTCGTGTCCCTCGTCTTTCTTGTCTGGCATGTGGTGTTCCTCCCTTGCTGCTGTGGGGCAATAAAAAAAGGGCAACGTAGTGAAGTGGCACCACATTGCCCTTTTTAAATTCTTGCGTTACTTACAGCTGGCCGGCTGCTTGTAAACCCCAGGTTTTAATTTTATATACTAACTTTTGCCTGATCCTCCGTTCGTTTGAGTTGTAGCTCTTCGTCTTGAGCCATGCGGATATAGCCTTGAAGCTTTGTCTGAAGCGTATTGAGAGTCTTAAACCTCATGTGCACGGCTTTGTAGTCGTTTAATGTCGCATCGTCCGGCAGGTTGGCGAAGGCGTTCACGGCGTCCGTGGTTTGCGTTTTGAAAAACTCGGAAATCATCGGATGCTCAAGGATCGACTGAGCCTCGACGCCGGCGTTCATTATCTTAGAGCTGCGCTCTGACTGTTCTTTTTCATCAATCATAAATTCACCTGCGGCTCTCGGTCGCGTTGGATCCCAATCAGTTTGAGTTTAATATCTAGGGACCGGAGAAGCTTGTCGAGCTCTCGGTCTTTGTCCGCGTCAATAATGTCGGCTGTAAGCTTGCGGTCCTCAGTGTCCAGCTTGCCACCCTCGACAGCTGCTTTCAATCGCCTCTCGTCCCGCTTCGCCATGATCCTAAATTGCAGATCGAGCTTGCTAAGCTGCAACTCTTCGCTTTTCAGACGGAATTCGGCCTGCTTGATCTGGGCTTCCATTTTGGACTCACCCTCAACGGCCGCCTTTCTGCCCTCCAGCATTTCTTGGAAAACGGTTGCAAATTGTTTGAGACCAGGGATGAAATCGTCTACCTGCTTAAAGCCCATGCTCAGGATGTATCTCTCTGCCATACTATGGACCTGAGACACGCCTAAGATTCCGGGAAAACGCTCGCTCAGACCGCCCAAATAGTTTGTGATCTTTTCGATCTTCGAAGCCTCAAACATCCCCACCTCGGCCTCTATGCCCATATTCACGGTGCATATAACACGACCCTGGATCTGCTCTCGTGTAATTTCAACCTCTTGCCCCTTTATTTTAGCCTTGAAGGGCTGGCGCACATAGATCTGATACAGCTTGGCGCATTTGAGGTAAAAATCCTTAAACCCCGTCTCAGCGAATATGCGAGCAATCAGCTCTAGCCGACCTACCATAGCATTTTGCAGCATCTGCATACCGCCCAGGGTTTTGTGTTCCGGGGCAGTGCCCAATGACCCCGGTCTGGAAGAGACGCCGGTCCTGCTCTCTTTGACAGTGTCCACCCACTCCAATAGGTTTAGAACGGAGGGGTCGAACGCTTCGGGAGATATCTTTTTCGTATTGTTTGGATTGCCGCGGACCCAGTCGCCCGGAACAATGTTCATCAGCTTGTTGACATCGATATTTGTATCGCTCGAAAGCCAAACGCCTAAATTCGTGAAGTCGAAGTTGTCGAGGATCCGCCGCACGATCATGGTCTTTAAATTCTGGATGTCGGTCAGGAGGTCGGCCAATGCGATCCCGAACAGCTTATAGCAATCGATTATCGGACTGAGCGCACACATAGTAATCATGCCCTCGCTGTTGTCCTCCCATCTGATCATAAGATCATTGGCCATCCAGATAACGACGTCCTGCAAATAGCCGGACCCTTCGACGTCCATCCTTGTAAACCATTCGGTCAGCTTAATCTCGCCGGCTGCCCCTTTCTTAGGGGCAATCTCACCAAAATCGAGGTCAGACTCTTGTTTATACGTCTGCTTCTCGCTCTGGCCAACCTCTGTAAGATCGATACCAATTGCCCGGGGTTGCTCTTCGTCTCTAAATAGTTCGCCCAGGTACTTGAAGTATTCGCCACCTCGGGCGCGGTTGATCCTGTTGAGGTAGTCCAAAGTGACAGAGGTTACGTGCCCTTTCCCATGCTCGTCGTTGACATGCGTTGCGTCTTTACCGCAAATAAACTCCCAAAAGGGCACGCCACTGGCAGCAAGCCCACTCTTTTTAACGGACTTAATCCGGGTTTTAACATTTGTAAACACCCCGCCAAGAGGGCTGGCGCCTTCGTCGAAGCTCATAACCTCAACGTCGGGATCGTCCTGGAGTTGCTTCATGTGCTCCGCTGGCAGT